TTAATTGTTACGATTAACGGTTACGCTACACCCACCAAAGGTTGAACAAATGCCTGTGATGCTGTAACTGTCAGCACTTGTTGTAACATTTTGATCTAAATCCAATGTGTATGCTCCACCTGAGTTTGTTAGATCTATTGCGGCACTTGCACTGTTGCTTCCGCGCTGATCAACATCTACTGTATGCCCATCACCTGTTAGCACAATGTCAGCCCACTTAGCGCCACCATTACCTCTTTGATACAAATCAACAAAGTTATCGTCACCGTCTATTTCAACAAATCCGTCGTGTCCTGCTTTGCCCATTTGAGTGTGTTTAACAAAGTTACCGTCACCGTCGATAATATTAGCAAGATGATGAGGTGCTCCGCCGCCTCCACCTCTGTTTGTGTCGGTTTGATAACTGTAGACTGTATTGCCGCTACCGTTTACAGTCCAATATGCTTCGTGGCCGCCGGTTTCGTCTCCGTCATATGTACCATCACTGTGTATACCTTGACGTATTGTAATGTCGTTGTTTGCACCTGTGCTTGATAAACTAACATACTGATCCTCAGACTTTTGTGTAACTTCTAAGTCAAGATTGTCGCCTGACTGTGTAATGTATATTTCGTTAGCATTACTTTTGAATGATGTCAATAGTGTTGCTGCCAACACCAACACGATAGTCGTAAACTGCTTCATCGCCTTGCTCCACGTTAATTGTATATCCATAGTTATTGTGTAGGTATAAATCTATTTGATTCTCTACACTTGCATCTTCTCTTGTTACGTGATATCTGTCACCTTCTGTATCAAAAAAGAATCCTGTCTTTTCATCATAGCCTGATTGTTGCACTGCCATTAGTTGTTCATTCTGTTTGTCTAGTTCATCTCTAAACAGTTCTGCTAGGGCACGATTTAACTCGTCAATCATATCAACTAATAGTTCACGCAAATAATAGTCTGCACCTTTATCTAGCTCTGTTACCCATATGTCTTTGATATCATCGCCTAGTACATCTTTGTCTAGGCCGTCAAACTCTAAAAAGTCTATTGCTAGGAAGTCTGTTTCTCTACCTTCCTGTGCTTGTATTTGTTCTGCTTGTTCAATAGGGTCTGTGCGTCTTACAATAAGCATACCTGTTATTTGCGGTTCTGTTAAATCAACTATGATAGGTTTGCTAGGAGGGCTACTCAAACTTGTTACTCTAGTCATTTGAAATGCTTGATTTAATATTACAATACCTGCATCATTCTCTACGCTAATCTCGCCTGTGACACATTCTAGTTCACGACCATTGCCATCGTACTGACAACTTGGCAGTAGGGTTACATATGATTCGCCAATTTCGTTTACCAGCATATTAAAGTCTGTACCGCGAACTGAAATAGTTGCGGTTGGTGTTCTTAGTCTTACTTTCTGTCTGCTGTTCTTTGCAATCTGTCCACTTGCATAACGAACAGCACCTAGGCTTGCACGAATGTCCAAACTACCTTTACCAGTGTTAGGATCATAAACAAACTCGTCGATTACTACACGACTGTTATCAATAACATCTAGCCGTGTTTCATCAACAAAGTCTATTTGCATACGACCTTTGGTAGTTTCGGCGACATCCATCTGCTGTATTTCTACACCTACACTGTCGCCAACAACATTGCTGTCACGTTTAATAACACCCGATCCGTCGAGCGTTGTAACTGTGCCGATATTTGCTGCCGCTGCTGATGCAGTAGTCAGGAACGCAGATAAGACAAAACAGAGCAATTTCATATTAATCGCTCTGTGTAATGTCTATCGTACTGCCATTCGTAGTCGCATCTAACACAACGGTTTTCTGTGCTGTACCACTTTGATCTATTGTAACTACGTTAGCCGCGCCATCAAGATCTAAATCAATTACGTGACCTGCACCTGATGCTCCACCGTCTACATTAATATCAATGATGTTACCACCATTAGTAGTGCTTAGGCTTGCGTCATTAGCACTTGTAATTGATGTAGTATTAGTTGGCAATGTATTAGTTACATCTACGTCAATAGTTGCATCAATACCGTCGATATCAGCGTCTACTACGTTGTCATCACCAGTAATAGTAAAGTTAACTGTGCTTCCGCCTGCGTCAGTGTTTTCACCAATATAAAACTTATAGGTGTTGTCATCACCTGTAGTTGTTATATTGAGTGTTACACTTTCACAGTTTCCGCTACCAGCTGTACCTAAGCTATCACATTTTAAATCTACTGTGTTGTAGTCTCCTGTGAATGCCCATGTACCAGTATAACTGTCACCATTTATAACTGCGGCAATATCATTACCATCGCCAGTCTGTGTAATGCTAAACGTCATTAGATCGCCGTTTAGTGAAACTACTGTTGTTGAATCACCGAATTCGTTGCTCGCACCATCTTGAACTATATCTAAATCTAAAGTATCACCTACTTGTGTAATATAGATATCGTTAGCCAGAGCTGGAGCTAGAAACAGAGTCATCAACGCCGATAATGTCAATGTTTTCAATTTCATTTTGTTTACCCTCCTGGACTTGGAATTTCCAAAGTCCTTTGCGTTCACCTTCGTGAACTAGTTCTACGATACCCTGTTCAACAGCCGCCCTCACAGCAAAGTTGACAGGCTCATTGACTGAGAAACCTGTTTCAGTTTCTAGCAGTCTAGTTCCCATGTCTAAGAACCTAAATATGTCCGCTCCGGACCTGTGGCTTGCAATGGTTTTCTCCGTTGCTATACTCAGTAGAACCTTCCCTGTACTAACTGATACGATACGCATCACCACTGTTACGTTATCGATTCTGTATTCGGTGCTTGCACCTATTCCAAAATAACTGGCTCCAACTCCTCCGACTGCTACATTGCTATCATATCCAACAATGCCGCCTTCGAGGATGAGCCCTGCAAACAGCAATGGTTTCAAAGGTACTGCATTTTCACCTTCGTAATTTTCACGTGTCTGTCTAATAAGTTGACGCTCTTTGATAAGATTGTCCATACCTACACGTTCAACAACTTCAAACCATTGTCCGTTGCCCACCTCTTGTAAGGCTTTTATAACCCAGGCTTCTGAGCCTTGTGTGACTGCACTGCTTAAACTAGCAACCATATCACTGGGTTTACGCTGTCCTGTTTTATCTGTAAAACTATAAACAGCGATTGTAATTTTTTCTCCATCTAATCCTGGCACATCTTCTAAACGTTTCTGTATAGGAGATGATTGAACCGTAGGCGACACTTCTGTATCCTTGAGTGTTTGTAAACTAGGATTCATTGCGCACCCTCCTAAGAGTGCCAGTGCTAGTATGGCCGCAAGTGCTTTCATTAGAATGAAAAATCTCCTGACGCTGGAATTGATAGTTCTGTTATTGTACCATCTTCACCTACAATAGTCAGTGTAATCATTCCATCTGCTTTGACCCAAGTTATAGTTGAGCCTTCGATTTCTGCTGTGCCTGTGTTAGAGCAACTGTCCGAACAATCAGCAAACATTGCGTCTACCATCTGTTTAGATATCTGTGCGTAAATTCTTGATTCTACGTTTTTTAGAAATTTGTTTAGTGTGCTATTTTCTAGCTCACGCTCTATACGTCTTTGTTCTGCTTCTGCTTTTGCTTTGATATCTTCTTTGCGGTTATGCTGTAACTGCTCAGTAGATAGTACGTGCGAACTGTACCCTTGTCCGCTGAATCGTGGATTTTTAAAACCCCATACCATTTCTGTGGCATAGGCTGTTGAGCTAATCACTGAAAAAAATAAAAATGTGAATATTATGCCCTTCATATATACACCCCTGTATTACCGCGCAAGAGGTAATTCTCTTGACACTACAACTATATTTATCGGTAATAGGGATGAATTATGCTATGCTAATATTATTTTTTGCCGATAGCGAATGCCATCTTGCCGCCAACACGTGAACTATAGTAGTTCTTGCCGCCTTCGAGCAGCACTTTGCCTGAGAACGTAGGAGGATAAACTGCATTAAACTGACCTAGTACAGCATCGTTACCGCGCTTGCCCATCTTAGTGTATAGCTGAATAATATCTGATTGATTTAGTAGTGCAATAGCACCTTTAGAGAAGTTGTCTTCTGCATTAACAACCTTTGCACAAGTTTTACTAACTGCACTTAGTAGTGCATAACCTGCATTAAAGCCCTTTGTTTCTAATTTAACGTTGAAAGGTTCTAGAATTTTTTCAGCTTGTGGACTCAAATTCTCTAGATCTGCTTTACCTTCTCTGATATACTGATCAATTTCTTCTTGAATACTTTCATCAATACCGTCAATGCCTAAGAACTGGGCTACTTTAACTGGACCATTTACTGCGGTTTCGGCTGCAATAATTGTAACCAACTTCGCAGCAAAGTCAGCAACTCCGCCTTCTGCTACAATTTCATTACCGTTCTTTTCGGCTTTTTTCACAGCATCGTGTAGGTTCTTTGAACTAGCTGCTGCACCTTGGCCGCCTTTAGAACTAATGCCAATTTCAGCACCATTAGGTGCAATCATAAACGAGTCACATAGAGCAGCGTTCATACTCATCGGCCACATAACTTCACAGTCGCGCCACTCAGCACCATCTGCTAGTTGTTGTCTAGCATCTTCTGCTTGTCCTTTGATTACTCCGCCCATTAGTGCAACAGGTTGCATAATCTCACCGAAGTAATCTCTAAGAGCTGCTTGCTGTTCATACATTTCTGGAAAAACAACATCGCCGCGGCCTTGTGCTAGATTTTGTAGTGCTTCTTTAAATACTTCTTTTACTTGATCGTCTGCCTTAGATACTACTGTATTAATAATACTGTCAGTACCTTGGAAACGCTGTTCTGTAGCAATAAGATGCTGTGGATCATATCCTGATGCAAACTTTTGTGCGCCTTTGGTTTGCAGTGCCCAACCTGGAGGAACTTGTTTATTAGCCCAAGCACCCATCATATCAAAGCTCACGCTTTGCATATACTTGCCCCAGAAAACGTGATTGCCGTCTTGATCGTCTAATTGTGCAATGCCAAATGCTAACATATTACGAGCAGGTTTGTTAACCCATTCAATCTCTGCGCCACCATGTTCTTCTTGAAAAGACTTAATTGCAGCATCACGGTCTTCAGGTGTTTCAAATTTTTGTGTTTGTGCATCTGGAAATGCAACTACTTGTACAATAGAATATTCACGACCGTCTTGGTGTGTAAATTTATCACCCTCGTTACGACCAAATAATCCTTTTGATTCTTCTAGTTTCTTTGTTTCTACAATTTTAAAATCACTAAAGCGCATCGATACTTCCTAATTCTTTTTAGTATTTATGCAAGTTTAGGAAACAACATATCACGACAGAATATCTCTACGTCTTCTTCAGGCAATCCTAATGATTTCATAACTGCTGGAGTATGTGGGTTTTGTTGCTGATTATGACAGTAATAATCTTGTGATGCAGCAACTATTTCTCTAGTAGAATTTCCATCTGACTGTGGCACTTCTTCAAACCAAGCACGTAGATTAGCAAGAGCAATGTCAATAATTGCACACGCTTCTTCTTCTGTGTTTACATTACCTGCGGCAAGCATTTTATCTGTAAAAATGTTACGTGCCCATTCTGGCAGTTCACGCTGCTTCTTAGGAATAAAGTCTTCTACGCTTTCTTTATATCCATCAATCATAGGATGGTCTGGATCAGCACTAGGACTAAAGTCGTGGAACGCACCTGTCATTTTATTTTTGCCAGCAATAACATCAAAACCGTATATAGGTGCATCGTTGTTTAGGTTTGGAAAACAGCATACATGCATCATCCAAAGACCTTTAGTCTCACGGGCGTCTACAACATCGATATGAGCGCGACGAACAGACTTGTTAGCCCACACACGGTTAATCCAACCAGAATCAGGTTGGTTAAATCTGTCCAAGCCCTCTTCTTGTATTTCTTCCGCATAGTCATTAAAAATATTTATTATTTCAGCCTGACAATTAATCAGATGATTCCATATAACGCTCAACGTCTAACTCCATAAGATCTTGAAATAACTTAGTTGCAGATGTAAACATCCATTGTGCTTCTTCTGCCATGTCATCATTTGTTTTTGCTCTAATAGCTTCTTTAATTTCGTCAGTATCGCCGTCGAACTGATACATGCGACCTTCACCTGGAACACGTTTTGCAATCATCTGTCCGCCACTTAGGTCTCCCATGTGCAATACATAAACATGTGCCATTAGGGCTTCTGGATTAGTCATTAGTTCTTTAATATGAGCAATATATTCTTCAGTACTAGGAACAAGTTGAGGTGGAGTGTCATGCTTCCATAATTCTATAAAGTCTTGTTCAATGCGTTGCTTACGTCTAATGTCTGCTGGAATATCATTAAACAATCCCATTGCACCTGCTAGTGCTTCTAGTATATCATATTTTTTATGCTGGTTCCATAGATATGTAGCATAAAAGTCTGGATGTATTTTACCACTCATTAAAACTTTAACGAACTCTTGTCGTTCTGCGTTTTTATGATGTTCCCATGTTAGGTCTTTTAAATTACTCATTCGGCTCAATTCTCACTTGTAAAGGAAATCCGCTTTGTCTCGAAACATTTGTAGTTTCTGCAGATTTCTGTTCAGCTATTTCATAACTGTATATACCTGCAAGACCGCTTCCTTCGTTGTGAATTTGAAGTGTAATTTTTTTCGCTGTTTCTTCTGAATGATTGTAAATAACTTTTAAAATATCAATTACCCACTCCATCGGAGTTGCATCGTCGTTGAGCATTACAACTCTATACTTGATAGGTTCTTTAATATCTTTTTTAATTTTTTCATCAATTTTGATGTCTTCTAAAATTTCTGAACTCATTTTTTGCTCCGTAAGTGGGGGAGATATTTCACTCCCCCTAGACTGTTACTTGTCTTCTGCTTTACCTTCTAAAGTAAGACCTGAATTGATCTCAATCTTTTTAGGTTGTAGCTCTTCTGGTACTTCACGTTTTAGATATACATTTAGCATACCATTGTCTAGTGTAGCGTTAACTACTTCAACGTGGTCAGCAAGTGTAAACTCTCTACGGAAGTTGCGACCTGCAATTCCTTTGTGTAGGTAATTTACATCTTCATCTCCCTTAGGAGCAGTACCTTCAATCTTTAGAACATTTTTGTCTTTTTCAATGTCTAAGTTATCCATACTAAATCCAGCAACAGCTAGAGTAATAACGTACTCGTCGTCGTTTACTTGTGCGATGTTGTATGGGGGATAACCATTTCCATTTGGACTATTTGCAAATCCTCTTTCTAATTCGTCGAATAGTCTATCAAAGCCAATAGTTGCTCTGTGGAAGGTTGGTAGGTCTAGAGTTGTTAGTCTTGTCATGTTTTTTCTCCTTTAATAAGCAAGATTAATATTAGAGCCCCTTATGGGCACTCCAGTAAAAGCAGGACTCTTTCCTGTTTCTACATTATTATTTATACAATCTTTTTCTAGATTTGTCAAGATTGAATAAAAAATTATTTACCAATTGTTGCAGATTCATACACACTATTATGTGTCTGGGTGCAACGAACAAAGGTAGTACACTTGCTCAAATGCTTTAGTCTGACTGCGCCAGCATAAGTGCAAGTAGAGCGCACCCCACCAAGTAAATCTTGAATGCTACTCGCCACTGCTCCTCGGTAAGGAACAAGAACCGTTCTTCCTTCACTACTGCGATACTCCTTTAGTCCGCCAAAATGTTTTTCGTTTGCACTTTTACTACTCATTCCGTAAAATTGTACAAACTTCTTTTCTTCATACACAGACTCAAAGAATCCGTCATCTGTTTTAGTTACTTCATTAGTTTCGTAAATCTTAGTAATAACTTCGCCGCCGCCTTCATCGTGTCCGGCAAGCATACCGCCTAGCATTACAAAGTCGGCCCCGCCCGCAAAAGCCTTAGCAATATCGCCAGGACAGGTACAACCACCGTCAGCAATAATATGACCGCCAAGGCCGTGAGCGGCATCAGCGCACTCCATAACGGCACTGAGTTGTGGATATCCCACACCAGTTTGGATACGAGTAGTGCAAACGCTACCAGGCCCGATACCCACTTTAACAATGTCTGCTCCTGCAAGAATTAATTCCTCCGTCATTTCGCCTGTAACTACATTACCTGCTATAATTACCATATGTGGATATTGATTACGAAACTTTCTAACAAAGTCTGCAAATCGTTCTGAATACCCATTTGCTACATCAATGCAAACATATTTTAAATTACCGTCTACACCTGCATGAACACGCATAAACTTGCCCATGTCATAGTCAGTAATACCAATACTCATTGCAACATAGTTTGTACGTTCATACATATCTGTATTAAAATAGTCTACAAGCTCTTCTACTGAGTAAGTTTTTACCAAACAAGTAAACAACCCGCCTTCCGCTAGTTTGTCAGCCATCGCAAATGTACCAACACCGTCCATATTACTTGCCATAATAGGAACGCCACGCCAATGACGATGTTCTACATTGTCTGGAAAGTCTGGTTCATAGTTGCGGAATGTATATCCTCGTTCTAGGTCCACTTCCTTGCGAGATCCTAGAGTTGAACGCTTCGGACGAATAAGAACATCCTTGTAGTCTAGTTTAACGTCTTCTTCAATTCTCATTTCTTTTCACCGTAGTTAAATGATATACTAATTCTATCTTCAGTTGTATAGTTTCCTTGTACACTATGTTTTAGCCAACTAGGAAAAACATATAACGCATTTGTTTTGGCAGCATAGGTAGCTCTTGTACAACTAAAATATGTTTCTTTTGCAATGTCTGAAGGTATATGATACTCTCCATTATCACCACGTTCAAACTGTATATTACCTTGTTCGGGTGTTGCCTGAACATAGTACACACCGCTGAATACACTGCCTACATGATTGTGTAAATGATTATAACTTCCGGTTGGGTTTATATTAATCCAAAGATTGTATATTTGTAAATCTTTTAATCCAACTTGAGTAGCACACTCATTAATCTCTGTGTTTAGATAATTTACAAGTCTATCTACTTCTTTACACTCATTTGCAACAATATCAGAACTTTGCCAACCACCATGATTACTAATCACTCTACCTTTGTCTGCTGCTTTTTTTTGATAAGCAAACTCCATTAGTTCGTGATTGTTAACAACATGAGTAGTTGCACTCCAAATTACACTAGGAAACCACAACTCTGTGTGCATTGCCATTTTAGTAACCTTTTTTTCTAGAAGTAATTGGTCCTAGTTCTTGTTCCATTTTACGCAATTTTTTCATCCAACGTGCTCTGCCAGCAGCCTTTGCTTTTTTGCGAACTTCACTTGGCTTCACATAATGCTGGCGTTCTCTAATTTCTTGTATAATGCCAGCTTCTGCAACTTTCTTTTTAAATCTACGTAATGCTCCATTAAAATCACCATTACGTACTTCTACCTTTAGGCCACCAATTTGGTCATTATAGCCTCTATTATTTCTATTGTTGTTTCTCGACAATTGAGCCTCCTATTTTTGACTTCAAGAAATCTAAATCAAATATTTGTTTTTTACTAATAACATTATAGTACGAACCACTACCATTTGTCAACCAATAAGTTGAGTCTTTGGATATCATAAAACTAATAAGATCTCTAACTACTGCTGTACAATTATCCACATCAATAATTGTATAATCGCAAAGAGCTTGAACATCAAACAACCATTCTATTTCATGATCCTTTTCTAGTTCATATAGATATATGTGGATATTGCAGTCGTATTCTGCTAGAATATTTTGTAATTGTTCTTTGATTTTGCTAGTTGGATATACTAATAAAATTGATGTTTCAGAAGTGTATAACTTATCTGTGGGTGTAATTAAAGTAATATTACTCATCTTTTGACCGTATGTTCTTCCAAATTCCTGTTTTATCTTGTTCTTCGTTTTGTATATATCCTTCTACACGTTCCTCAGTTTCTAACCTGACTTGACTACCATTGTCTTTCATCATGTAAGATTTTTTAGGAACAATTACATATTTTTCCCAAGGAAGTTCGTCTATCTTGCCTTCAAGATATAGGTCTTTAAAAAACTTTAAACTTAGTGTTGGATTTTTATCTTTCCACTGTTGCTTGGCTGATTGCCATTCTTCAGTTTGATCTAGTTCGTCTAACTCAGCTTCTGTTAGTCTTGATTGTCCCGTAGACTCTTCCGTTTTTAACGATGAGTCCTTTTTTTTAGAGTCTACTTGAGTGTCTTCGACATCAGTTTGTATTTCTGGCTGTTCCAGTTCTGTATCCACTGCATCTGCCACGGTAGGATTGTCTTCTGATAAAGGCTCTCCCACAACATCATCTGCTGTAATATAATCTCTTGCAACATCATCTATTGCCCTTTCTTCTGGTTGAGGATCTTCTTTTGTTTCCTCTTCTTCAGCAGGCGGCTCAGGAGTGTCAACAGTAAAACCAGGGTTGTCAACTATTCGCTGTGCTCTTGCTTGCTCGTATTGCCGAAGACGCTCACCGCTATCATCTTTGAGCTTGCGTCTCCACTCAAAGGTATATTGGCTTGCTATTAGCAATAAGACTGCTAGTGGATCAAATACAAATATGATTGTAATAATGACCCAACGAACTGCTTCTTCTAACATATTGTTGTCAGCAGTTTCGCCGTAGATAAATTCAGCAATGTATTTGATAGGTCCTACTTCTGCTTCTAATTTGCGGTATTCGCTTTCTAATTGAATCTTTTCTTCAGTCAGTCGATCGATCTCAGAAGATGCATTTCGAACTCGTTCGTTTTGTTCGTCTATACTCTTTTGGATTTCTTCTGCGTTATCTGCGTTAGCTAATTGTGTTCTTAAACGTTCTATTAGTGCTTGACTGTTTGCTACTTGGTCTTCAGCACTTTTACGTAGTCTTTGTATTTCGTCACGAGCGGCTATTACAGTTGGTGAGTTAGCGGCATCTTGTATTTTAGTTAACCATTCTGCACGTTCAGCGTCTTTTTCGTCCTGCCAGTCGCCAATCTTTTCTGCTGTGTTTTTACCAAAGATACCATCAGCACTTGCGCCAATCATTTGTTGTGCTTTTTTTGTTTCGCCGTTATCAATATAACCTTGCAGTGTAGCAATTTCTGCATCAATCTTGTCTAATTCATCTTGGAATAGTTTTGTTACACCCGCAATGATTGCATTTTGTTCATCAATAGCAGGCTGGATACGTTCAAATGCTTTGTCAATACGCTCTTGTTCTTTGTCAATTTGATTTTGAATATTAGTATCAGAACCAGTACCACTTGTTTCAAGTTGACGTATTCTGTTTTCTGCACGACCAACAATACCTAAGTTACGATCTATCTCGTTTTGTATTGTTTCAACTCGTGCTAAGTTATCTGTACTTTGTGCAGTTTGTTCAATGTGTGCTTTAGATAAGAAACCAAAAATACCCATACTTGTAATAAGCATGAGTACAATAACTGCTGTGCTTAGGTATGTTTTTAGCCACCACGTAGCCTGTTTCCAATAACGGTGTAACCAAACTGCTGTAACAAGTTTGGATACTTCAAGTACACCGCCCATAATCATAATAGGCAAAGCCGCGGCAGCAAAAATAGCAACAAGGCCAGCTACCGAATAGTAAATTGCTACTGCCGATATGCTAAGGGCAGTAATTAGTGTTAATATTCCTAAAAGCATAGTAATTTATTTAACCTTAATTTATCTGTCATAAAACTTCCACTTATTATCGTTACCATAACAGGCTTCAATTTTTTTAGATTTTTGTTTGTAAGTATTACTAATTAACACATGACAGAGATTAGGCTTAATCATTACAATTCGTATAACACCTTCTTCGTCGTCTGTGTGCCATTTACAACTATTTCCTGGCTGACCGTTGTCTAATAACATATACATACAAGTATCATGTTCAACGTGAGCTTGTTTACTCATGCCAGTAAAAGTACTACAACCAGTAAGACTAGCGACTAGGAAACTTATGAAAATCGCCGTTTTCATCCCAACAAATAACTCCTCTTATAGTTTTTCTTGACCCGTTAATAAAAGCATCAGGATTCCTATACTGTCTGCAAGTTTTGAAATCAATGCCTTGACGTTTAGCAATTTCTATTGGATCGTTAGTACACTTCTCGTTAGTTTTTAGATCATGATTGCCGTTATGAGTTGTAGTTTCTTTGTTCACAACACAATCTAATGTTGCTTCAACCGGAACAAAGTCAGGAGTGCTAGAACATCCTCCTAGCAATAGTCCTAGTACTACTATGCTAATTAGGTAGTGTTTCATTATGCGCCAACACTTGATCTACAGGAACTTTAATTTTGACAAAGGTTACAAATTTACCTTGATATGGATATACAACCTTTTCAATAATTTCGTATTCTACAAGTTTAGACGGTACAATTCTATTAGTACGTTCTAGCCTATTATCTTTAGTATCATTATCATATACTAATGATGCATCACTAGTAACTACACCGTTGATACGATCTGCTATTTTACTTTTTGCATTTAGGATTGCACTGTTTGTAGAATGCTCTCCAAATGTATCAATTGATGTACCGCAACCTACTAGGTTTTGTTCTCTCCAGAATAACTTATACCATTCATCAGTTGTGTATTGATCGCATTGATCATACCATTTAGGTACTTTATATACTGTTTGTTCTTCGTAGGTAGTCATGCTAGAACATGCACCTAGTGTAGCCAATAATGCTACTGCGGTTAGTGATTTTAATGTGCCTTTCATCTATGCCTCCAATAAGGATGTTAGTTTTATTTTAATAGTATATACAACTATAGGTCAAAAGTCAAGAGTTTTTGGTAAACTACTTCCATCGATAAAAGATATGAACACCAATTCGTCCTACAAGTTGTAGATCTCTTGCCCACTCTGGTCCTACATAGTGTGCATGGTAGTGTGTTGCACCTTGGGTGATACCACGATAGTCATCATAGTAAAACATCATATATGCTGTTTGTTGTGCGGCTACCCAGGCATCTTTATCTCGAGGATAGTCTGACTTGCCATCACAATACCAACTGAACTGACAACGATTGCGCACCATACGTCCGTCTGCATACTGTTTGCCTTGTTTAACTACTGCACAAATTGTATCTGGATAGCGATCGTCTTTGACACGGTTCAAAACTACATCTGCTACTGCCGCTTGATCTGCTAGATTACTTCCTCGTGCTTCGTAATAAATGTTTTGTGCAAGACACCAAACTTCTGGTTCATTGTCTGCATCAAATAAAACATTCATATTTGCTTTTGCTGCCATAGGATATGACACTAGCACAAGAAGTGCTATGATTAGATTTTTCATGATTTTTCCCTCGCTCAATATTTATCGACGCATTTTTGCTATTTCTTCGGCTTGCTTGGTTCCTCGCATAATTGGGACTGCGTTGGACTTGTGCATTGTTGCGATTCCAACGATGAGGTCTCCTGTGTATTTGAGGGGCTCTTTTTTTGGTGCGTATCCTGCGGTGGGTATTGTGTCCGACGTTTTGATGCTTGAATTGCTCGTTGTGTCGCGGACATACGGTTTACTCGGCGCATAAGGCTTGAACTCCTTTTCTTCCTTTTTACGTTTGGGTGGGTTGCCTGAAATATAGGCTAGATAATCATCAAATGTTTCGTACTGCAAACTGTGCATATGCTGTTTACGCATACGTTTGTTGTACTGACGCCACTCGACTTGTAGTTCTTCAAGGCGCTTTTGCGATAGTTGTTTCTTCTTACGCTTCTTGTAGTTGGTCGTAGTCATATACGGCCCTACCAAATGCATAGTCATAAAAAAACTCCTGCTATTGTTAATACTCTAACAGTATAGCAGGAGTCAGATTTAAAGTCAATCTATTTTGGTAAAATTATGCAGCGAATGCTCTTCTTTTCATAATTTTATATGTAGCAGTTGGTCTGCCTGGCATGTCGTTAGAGCTAGACTCTACTACTCTTACGTCAAAACCTTGCTCTCTTAGCTCAGTTAATCTTGCACCTGGGCTCATAATATCTAACTTATCTTCTAAGTCAAATGTAGTAAATGTTTTACCATTTCCCCAGTAGTTTTGTAAGATTTTTTGGTTTTGTGTACCTTCTTTAAAGAACTTAGTACCGACTGCTTTAGTTTTAGCTTTTGCCATGTTACTTCTCCTTTTTATTATTTGTGTTATAAAGTTTAACATAGCCTATAGTATAGCGCAATATTATTACAAAGTCAACCTATTTTGGACGGATCCATAAAAACTAGGTTATTGTACCATTCTGTATCTGCTCTATATAGTTCTTGTGCTCTTTTTAGCGTATAATCCTTTAGATCACGATCTATAGTATCCCAAAATCCAATATACTCATCTTTATTGCGCTTTGGTTTATAATACTTTTGCCCTAAGAAATACGGATTAATATCTTCCATTCTAAGATATTTCCATTCACAATTAAAGCGTTTTAATACAACTTTTGGCCAATGACATTGAAATGCTGTATGCCCGTCATAGTGTATTTTATAGTATGCCGTAGAAAAATAATCATCAATAAATTCTTTATCAATATTTTTTTGACACCAAGATTGAAAGTGTTTGTTTTTTAGTCTATGTTTTTGGAACAGTTCTTTTACATGTTGCTTATCAAACCAACTCATAAATCTTTGTATAGGTTCTCTAGCAATTTGTAAAACATAATCTGGCTTGCTAGGATTGTTAACACTGTGAAGTGTTGTATATCCTAAAGAGTTAGCAAGGGGAGTAAAAAATTTAGTTCCCCCTGCATAACTAAGAACAATTAATCTATTTTGATTTTTGTCGTGAAATATTCTACTCATAACTGAGTATTTACATTTACTAGTCTTTGTCTTCCATTAGTTTGACTGCTTCGTCGTATTCTTCTTGACTAACAATGCCTTCACGTAATAGTTTTTGTCTGTTGGCCTGGTGTTTAATTTGTATTTCTTCTTTGCTTCCGCCAAAGTATGCAACACAATGTCCTTCTTCAATCATTATGTCTGTTACCTTTTCACGCTGGCCTTCGTAGCGTTCTACATAAAAGTCGCCTAAGATACGTCCAAACTTGCCTTTCATATCTTCGCCGTGTTTGTTTTCTGTAGTAATAAGTTTGCCGCCTTCTGCTAACAGTTCTTTTAATCTGTTTTTGGCTGCTGTACCAAATAGTTTTTCTACTTTGTCGCTTGTTCTTGACTCTGGTGTGTCAATGCCCATAATGCGTACACGCTCGTCTTTTAGCCAAATGCCAAAGCCTAAGTCAATGTCTACATCAACTGTATCGCCATCTACACATTTTAGTAAAATTACATCATATTCATTTTGTGTCATTCGGATTGCCCTCTCTAAGTAATATGCCCATATTATTTAGTCAAAAATAAAGGGGCAAGTTTCCCTGCCCCTTGACACCGCTTTGTTCTGTGTGTTTATCTTAGAACGAGAATGTAGCTGTTGCTGTGATCTCGCCACGCTCTTTTGCTTCTAGGTCATATGATGTACCTAGTTCTAGTTCTACATTTTCCATCGCCATGTATGACGCACCAAAGTTTAATGTTGGCATATGATCAAACTCGTCATCTAGTGTGAAACTGTTTGTGTTGTCCCATACTGCTAGAGTTGTGTCAGCTGTTAGGCTTAATGGACCGTCAACCATTGGTTGCCACTCTAGTTCTGGTGTGATTGTTAGTGTAGTTGCTTCTGCGTCAACTTTGTGTTGTGCTACTACGTCTGTGTTTAGTGCTAGGCCTGGAACTGGTAAGTCCATTGCTGTCGCTGATGTTGCAGCCATTGCGGCCACCATAGCTAGTACGAATGTACGCATTGATATGATTCCTTCTTATTATTATTTTAGTGAACGAGGTGGGATTTTGTTGTTCACATATTACTTAGTTTTGCGGTGCAGCATTTGTACAAGGTGTGAAACAAAAAGAAGAAAGATGTTACATAGATGCAACACCTTCCGATTGCCTACAAGTTTAAAATCTACCTAAGAACTTTGCTATGTGATGTACAAATGGTAACAGTGTAGCCGCCATAAACAAATTAGCACCAGTGTGTGCTAATGCTATTCGTAGCGTATCGCCTTTGGGCATACCATCACTGACTAGCAAGCCTGCTAACCATATTGTGCCTGTTGTTCCTATGTTAGCACCAAGCACCGCGGCAATGGCGGCAGGTAAAGGAACTGCTCCACTAGCTACTAATGCGATAATTGCTGTTGTACTTAGGCTTGAACTTTGCCATAATAGTGTCATTACTATTCCGCCAAAGAACATATACATTGGATCTCCTATAAACCATTGTAGGTGTTCCATATTGCCCATTGACTTCATTCCGCCTGAAAACATTTTCAAGCCGATATAAAAAATCACCAGCCCTATTAGGACGGTGATTACAGGATTGTTGAGTTCCATTTTTTTAACCTTCTTTGTGAGTTTGTCTACCATCGGATAATTCCTTTTCTTTTGACAAACTATTTAACCCTACAAAGATTACAGTAATATTACAATGGACAAAAAAGAAAGCACCCGAAGGTGCTTTCCTGCTATTTTTGGTAACAAGGTATAACTACCCCGTAGCGATCAAGCCGCTAGTGCAAAATTATCGTTTGCGTTTGTTTTGTTTGCTTGATTTACGGTCATCGCCTACCGGTAACTCCACGTTCTCTATTACGCCTGTCGATCCTAAGTTCGGCCCCATCATAAACACACCAATTTCCTTCATCTAGGACCATGATGTGTTTATGGTGGAGCCGCCGGGTACCGCCCCCGGGTCCAGTTCGTCGTTGATTGGCTTCAACGTTACGAGTATATTTATAACACCTTTATGCAAAGATGTCAAGTTCTAATTGTTCTGCTTGTTCTTTTTCTTCTTGTGGTGATTGGATTGGACGTAACCAACTGTCTGCAATATACGCTTTAGGACTAGGTCCAAACTGTATTTCTATATCGTCTGCTTCAATCCACCAATGATGATCTGTAACCATCGCCTGACACGGTATTCCTCTAAAGTCAAATTGCTCACCTTGTTTAAATCTTCCAATATATTCTGCAACTTTTACAACTCGACCTATATTCTCTGGACGTATTGAAAATACAATATATGCTAAATCACCTTCTTTTACATTCATTACCAAACCCAACTTACCCAACTATATCGAGTACCTTTTGTAACTGGTGTTACTTGATGTATATACATAAAGGTACTCGGAAATATCAAGACATCTCCGGTCTTTAGTTCAACTTTATAATCGTCAAACATATAAAAGTCGCCGCCTTCAAAGTCGTCATTTAAAAGACCAACTACGCTAAGTGTGGGTATTCCTTTTCGTTGTCCGTCAAACATTTCCTGCACTCTATCCGCATGCCAGTGCATTGTTTTACCTGGTTGGTATCTATTATATCTAATATCAAGATATCCATCCCAGCCTGTTAGACTAGGCAAGTTTACATCTTCAATATATTTGATTAGAATATCTTTAATTTGCTGACATATAAAATTACTTTTATCATCAAACTGATGACTAATTTCTAAGTCATCGTCAAAATTAAATCGTTCTTTATCAGAGTGTGAATAGAATGTATGTTTGTGCCAATCGTCTTTTAAATTAGTGACGACGGTGTTGCAAAATGCCGAGTCAAAATGATTATAAACTTTTACATAATCTTTTAAATCTTTTTGCATTAAAACAACCCGTCATCAAAGTTTACACTAACTCCGCAACCACATGATGATTGTGCATTTGGATTTTGTATATCAAACATTGCACCGATAATGTCTTTCTTATAATCGATTGTAGAACCAATCAAAAACATTACACTGTGAGCTCCTATTACAAAAGCACAACCGTTTGGTGTTTTAATTACTTCGTCGTTATCTTCAAGATCTTGCGGGGAATTGACTAGTTGCCAATCATACTCAAAGCCTGCACAGCCTCCACCTTTAACATTTAGGCTAACGCCGTAACACTCGTTTTCGTTTGACAACTTGTCAATTTGTTCTTCCGCGGCTGGTGTTAGTTTTACTACCATTATTACATAGCGTTCTTTTTATCTTGGATTTCTTTTCTACGTTCTTTAGTAAGTTTACCAAGATCACCAAGTGCCTTACGAGCTCTTGCTGCCGCTGCCTTTACGCCTTTCTCATCAAAAGTTTCTGCTTCTGCGAGATAGTTATTAAAAGCTAAAACGATTTCATCGTGTAATGTTTTATCCATCATTATCTCCTATTATAATGTTATATATTTCTTTCCAGTTCTTTACTTTACGTGCAGTTCCGGAATAGTCTTTGTTGTGTTCATGCTGTATTAATATGCCGTCTAGACCTAGATTAATTCCAACATCAACATTTTCGGGTTTGTCTTCAACCCAATAACACCCACTACCTTTGTAAGGAGCAAGTGCTTCATCTTTATCTGCACCTGTATCTAAGTAAAAGTATTTTTCAAAAACACTTGGTCCAAACATTTCAATAAGATTTTTTGTACGCAAATGTTGTGAATATACATCGTCACTTAGACTAGTTATTGCATGAAAGATAAATCCGTGTTCACTATGCAATTTTTTTACAAAATGTATTGCATCTCGCAATGGAGGAAGTTTACGAATCCAAGCACTCTCGTTAAACATACGGATCAAACGCTTTGCTTCGTCTTTTTCTAATCCGTATTTTAAATCCATCAAGTAGTGACCTGTTTCTGCTACGGTATAACCGTGACGCTTCATCCACTGACTAAAGGCATACTCCCAATCAAAGAGTACACCATCACAATCAACTAATATTAACTTGTCTTTCATTTAACCCTCATACTTCTGTTATCATACCTTATACTAACACAATAAAAGGGCGTTGTCAACCTAAAGTTTTATATTAGTTGTACTTTCAATATACTGTTTTGCTGTATTTTCGTCAGTCTTTGCAATAAAAACAAGAGTACTTTTATTGAGACTTAGTTTAGAATCAGGTGATACAGTAAAACTAAACGGGACCATGCCAATTCCTTGCTGTGTAGCAGTAAGTGCCATTGGTTTAGTTACTGTAAGTGTTTCGCCGTTCTCGTCAACTAATCGTGCGACAATTTCTTCGCCTGCGACAGTTTTTACAGAGACGGTATCTCCATTTTTGTAAGGTGCTTCAATTAACATTATAGTGTGTGTCCTGTGCCTGTGTAACCTGTATCTTCTAGATATGGGCCTAGTTTATCAAACCCGCCAATTACTGTTCCGTTAATACGGATTTGTGGAACAGTGCGAGCGCCTGGGAAGTTTTCTAATAGTTCTTCTTTTGTGTAGTCAGTGCCAAGTGACTTGTATGTGTACGCTAGTCCGCGAGTCTCGCAAAGTTGTTTTGCTTGTTCGCAGAAAGGACACATTGGCTTTCCAAATATTTCAATCATAAACTGAATCCTTTTAGTGAGTCTTTATCGACATCTTGTTTAATGCCACCAATGATATACGACTCCACTTCTGTCTCTTGTGGAGCAACTTGTAAACCTGAACTTGACAGCCAGTGCTGTGTCCATGGTAGCGGGTTAGTGTTTACTGGCTGGTCAAAAATTGCATTCATGCCTAATGCTTTTAGACGACGGTTTGCAATGTATTCAACATACTGATGAAGCAGTGTAGCATTTAGACCAATCATACTACCATCTTTAAATAGATAGTTAGCCCAATCCTTTTCTTCTTCAACACAATTACGCCATAGGTCGTATACTTCTTCTTCACACTCCTTAGCAATCTTAGCCATTTCTGGATCATCTTTGCCTTGAGCCCAAAGTTTTAGTACGTGTGTACTAAGTGCCAAATGCTGTGCTTCGTCCCTAGCGATAAGTGAAATAATCTTAGCACTACCTTCCATTAGCTTTAGTTCTCCAAAGCCAAATGTGCAAGCAAATGACACATAGAAACGAAGACCTTCAAGAATGTTTACAGTCTGCATAGCAAGATAAAGTTTCTTTTTAACTTCACGCATACTGCCTTCTTTACGATGCATAAAAGCATCAGCGGCTTCGTTAAACTCGTCATAGTATTTTGTAACACTCTGCGCACGAGCAAGAATCTTTTCATCATCAAGAATAGTATCAAACACTTCGCTTGGATCTGCATACACATTCTTCATAATGTGTGTATAACTACGACTATGAATAGTTTCAAAGAAGTCCCAAGTAACAATACAACCTTCTAGTTCAGGTAGACTTACATGTGGCAAGAATGCCAAACACGGTCCACGTCCTTGTACACTATCTAGTAGTGTTTGATACTTTAGATTAGCAGTAAAGATGTGCTTCTGCTCAGGGCGGAAGTTAGCATAGTCTGCTCTATCTTTCTGCAATGAAACTTCTTCTGGACGCCAAAAGTATCCAAGCATTGTTTGGTTGAGTTTATCAAACACAGGAAACTTAAATGTATCATAACGCTGTGTGTTTTGGTCTGCTCCGAAGAACATAGGCTGTTTTGTAAAGTCAACCTTATCTTTATTGAATACTGTCTTTGCCATTTGTAAATTCCTTATACTACAAATCTATAATACTATCAAGTGTAATACTTGTCAACCTTTAAATTGCACAAGCCTCACACATTTCGTCATCTTCTGTTGCACCATTAGTAGGTGCTAATTCTACTTGAGGCTTTTCTTCTTCTAACTCACTTGGATCAGTTTTGTAATCGTATGTGTTTTGGTAGTATGATGTTTTCCAACCTAATTTATAAGTTGTTAATAAGTCTTTAATCATTACACTCATAGGCACTTCGTTGTTTTCAAAGTGTGTTGGATTGTAACTCCAGTTACCACTAATTGCTTGATCAAAGAATTTTTGCATTACCGCCACTGTGTTAATATAGCCTTCGTTGCTTGGCATATCCCATAACAACGTATAATAATTCTTGAGTGTTTGATACTGTGGAACAATCTGTTTGAGAGGTCCTTTCTTTGATTTTTTAACGGACAAGTAACCACGTGGTGGTTCGATTCCGTTTGTTGCGTTCGACACAACGGAACTGCTCTCCGATGGCATTTGTGCGGACAAAGTTGAGTGCCTGAGCCCGTGTTCCTTAATGTCATTGCGGAGACTATCCCAATCATAGTTTAGTTTGTGTGGAACGATTGTGTCCACATCCTTTTTGTAAGTGTCAATTGGCAGAATGCCGTCGCTGTATTTAGTGCGGTCAAAGTACTCGCAAGCACCACGCTCTTTAGCAAGATTGTTTGACGCTTTTAGCAAATAGTATTGGAATGCTTCTGATAAGTCATGTACAAGTTTCCACGCTTGTGGATCGTTGTATTGCACTTTTTGTTTTGCTAAGAAGTGTGCTAAACCAATATATCCTACACCTAGTGAACGTCTTGCTTTAGTTGACTTCTCAGCGGCTAAGATTGGATAACGTTGATAGTCAATAATTTCTTCTAATGCTCTTATTGCTAGATCGCATAGTTCTTCTAAGTCATCTAGTTCTTTAATTACACCTACGTTAATAGCACTTAGAATACAAAGAGCAATTTCACCTTCTGGGTCATCAATATGCTGTAGTGGCTTAGTAGGTAGTGTAATTTCTTGACACAAGTTACTCATGTATACTGTGTCTTTAAATGAACTATGTGTGTTACAATGATCTACATTCATAATGTAGATACGTCCTGTTTCAGCACGTTCTTTGATCAGTGCTGAGAACAATTCCATTGCAGGAATAGTTTTCTTTTTAATGCTTGTAGCACGTTCGTATTTTTCATAAAGCTCTTGGAATACCGCAGGGTCGCCATAATATGCTTCATACAATCCTGGAACATCATGTGGTGAGAATAAAGTAATGTTTCCGCCAGCAAGCAAACGTTCATACATTGTTTTATTCAATTGAATGCTGTAGTCTAGTTTGCGTACACGGTTGTCTTCTGTACCTTTGTTATTCTTTAGCACAAGGATGTCTTCAATTTCTTGATGCCAAAACGGGAAGTGTGTAGTAGCACTACCACCACGCACACCATTTTGTGTGCAACATCTTACAGTTGCTTCGAACTTCTTTAAAAACGGGACAATACCTGTGTGTGCTACTTCTCCGCCTCTGATTTTTGCGTTGACTCCGCGGATACGTCCTGCGTTGATTCCGATGCCTGCTCTTTGCGCTGTGTACCTGCCAATTGACATATCACTTGCGAAGATACTATCAAGGGTATCGTCACTGTCAACAAGGACACACGAAGCAAACTGTCTAACAGGTGTACGGACACCGGCCATGACTGGCGTTGGGATATTGATTTTAAAAAGGGAGGTCGAGTCATAATATCTCCTTACGTAGTGCATACGAGTTTCTTTTGGATAGTTAGCAAATAGTGTTGCCGCAATCATCATATACATAAACTGCGGAGTCTCAAAAATTTGTCCTGAACTTCTATCTTGGCAAAGGTACTTGTCTACAACCTGACGTAGACCTGCGTAGGTAAAGTTTTCATCACGCTTGTGGTGAATGTAACTGTCTAGTCTTTCAATCTCTTCTGGTGAGTACAACTCTAAAATTTCAGGATCATAAACACCACGCTCAATGTTGAGTTTAATCATATCTAGTAGGCTCATAGCTTCATATTGACCGAACACATCTTTGTTTACGCCATACGAAAGCAATCTTGCGGCTGCATACTGATAGTTAGGATTTTCTAATGAAATAAGGTCATTTGCTGAACGGATCATTATTTCTTGTATCTCGTTTGTACTCATGCCATCGTAAAATTGTAAGTTAGCGTTCATTTCAATTTGACTGCTACTAACGCCTGCTAAACCTTCACATGCAAATTCTACTACTTTGTGAATCTTATCAATATTAATTGGTTCTTTTGTGCCGTTTCGTTTTACGATGTGAATACCGTTTGACATTATTTTCTTCTCCTATATAATTCAATATTTAGTGGTTACCAGACAGTGGGAACACATGTTGCGAGCGTAAATCTTTTGGCAAATCTACTTTGTCAATTGCTTTAGTTTCGTCATAGCCTAGTACTTGATTGTCAACAAACAATAGATACATATATCCTAATGCATTGTCTGTACTGATATGTATCTCGAAAGTTGACCCCTTAAAGCGTTCAGTTAACTGTAAAGAATAGTAGTAACCTAGTACACGACAGAAGTCACAATACTGATTCTCTAAAAGAAGTTCCCAAGCAGTTGGCCAAGCGTCTTGATTGAAAGGATCTGTATGGATACTTACCGAGGGAGCTTGTCTATAAAAAGCAATAAGATCCCGAAAAGGATCTTCGGAATCTTCCAATGATTCTCTAAATGCTGCCCACTCTTGTAGACGATCTTCGTATGTTTTACCAAACATTATGTTATACTAGTCTGTTTTGTTTTCACTTTAAACTTAAAATTGCTTCTTGAGTTTGACGGCATGCTTACAGAATTACTTCTGATCACAATAGTTTCATTCTCATTGTCTGCATTCATATCATCTAGTATAGCATCAAAATAAAGTTTGTCAAGATAAGAATTGTCACCTTGGTAGTCGTAGTTGTCCGAAACTGAGATACTTGGTGTTCCAGCTGGTCCGTCTGCTCTGCTGTTACATAAAATTTGTAACGTTCCAGATCTAACTCCGTTCCATCCTAGTTCACTAGTTAATAGATAATCAACTTCAAAAGACTGGTTTATTACCTGTGGCAATCTAAATAGCGTAATTGCTGTTCCGTCTGAAATTGTTACTTCGTGTTCAAAACCCCATACAAAGTTAGTTGGTCCTTGTACTTCAGGAATGTATGGAACTGAACCAATAATTGGACTTCTAATCTCAAAGAATATTTGTCCACTTGCTGAGTGCGGAACGCTTACTGTAATTTGTGTAGGTGAGTCAACAGTTGATACTGTTGTATTCTCACTACCAAATGCTCCTGTTCCGCTTGTTTTAACTAACACTTGCCCTGGTCTAATTGAGCTAGTATTTGCTAACGTAATAGTTGCTTGTCCTGCTGTAATAGTTGCATTAGTAGCAAGTATAGCACCTTGTGTGTAAGAAAGTACTTTTGTTCTTGTAAAGTAATCGTTAATACTTTCATTACCTAATTTAGAAAAACTAATTACAGGGGTTACCGGTACATCATCTGCACCGCCGTCGTTGCCACAGGTAACAAATTTATTAGAACGGCTTACGTTATATGTACCTTCTGTAACAAGTATTGCTTCTTTTGTTATGTTTGTAAAAACACAATCTGAAAAAATGTTATTGTGTGGACCTGTTGCTGTTCCGTTTGCAATATTACCATCTAGTGTCATTGACTTACCAAATGCTACACCGTAACCTGCTTCTCCAAAATTACATGTTGTCCATACATTATCGTTTATATCCCAGTTAGATACAACATTGTAACCAAAGCCTTGTATATGACAGTTTGTAAACTCGTTACGCACTGACTCAACACCGCCATTTTTACTGTTTAGGCTTAGTCCAATACTAAAAGTTGTAGTAGTATCGCTATCAATAATATCGCCTGTTGCCCAATCGCCAACAATAGTTAGGTTTTCAAAATAACTATCTCTACAACTTTGTAATACAAGTCCTTTAGAACCTTGTACTACTTGTAGTGTTAGTCCTTCTACACGGATATTTCTTGCTTGTGTAGCATATTCTCCGTCTAAGATATAACTTCCAGGTGCGCTTTCATCTGACACTGTTGTAAATACAGAACGTCCTGGGTTAGTCTGTTTGATTATAGTTTTTCCTGCGCCATCACCTACAATAGTTGCGTGAGGAGGAATACGAATAGTATCTTTAACAGTATAGATACCAGCAGGAACATGTAGAGTAATACGGTTCTTTTCATTTACTTCTTGTCCTGAGTTCAAATATAGTTGATCAATAGCTCGTTGCAATAAAGAAGTAGCGTCTTGTGATTCAAGACCAGTTGCACCAAAAGATCTTACACTAACTGTGTCGTCTAGTCGTTCTTGGAGTGTTCTTTTTATAGGATTAACAGAATCGATACCTGTTACAATTGAGCCAACGCCGTTCTTATATATGTACTCATTTGCAACTTCAAATAGATCACTGTGTTCTGTTAGCACACTAGTATTACCTACTTGCGGTGCACCTTCTGCAACACTACCGTTACCTATATAAAGTTTTTGTGTATCAACTGCCCAACCAAACTCACCTGAAGATAGTTGCGGTAGTCCTGATCCTTGATTCTCTTGTCCTCTACGAACTTGTATTTTTGATATTTGAACGACTGCCACTGTATGACTCCTAATTTATATACAGTATTTATGCGTGTTGTTCGTAATACTTGTAAACTCTTTCGTACCATTCGTTGCGCCACTCGTCATATTCGTGTGGCCAAAGATCGAACTGTTGGTATTCGCCTGCACGACTGCACATAAACACATGACCTTCACGTATTTCTGTTCCGTATATTTCATTATGTGCTTCTGCATATGCGACAAGTTGTAGGAAGTAGTCGACTACCCATTCAACCTTCTTGGGCTTGTTGGTTTGTTTGAAGTCCATGATAGAGGGTTGACCTTTATATTGTCCAACTAAGTCTGTTGTTCCTGCATACATGTTGGGCATATATAAATTTACCTCGGACCCCCATATCTCATCTACATCTGTAAGTGCTTGGGTCTTGATAACTTCGGCCATTCCGTGTGCCTGTTGTGCATAAGGGTTTGACCCTGGCTGGGGCCACTCACCAAACTCGATGTAGTCCTCGAGATATTTGTGCATACGGGTACCAACCCCCGCCGCTTCAGTTACAATCTCTTGTGCTTTTTGTTCACCCACCCTCTTCTTCCAAGCAATGAGGTGTGTCTTATCCTTAGTAGCGTCGAGGATAGTAGTGACCGAGGCCACTGCATTTCCGTCGGGGGTCTCATAGAGCCTCTTGCCATTTACTTGTTTTCGTGAGATGGGGGTGTAATCGTACTTCTGTAATATTAAACTCAAAACTATATTCCTATATTGTTATACATAGTATACAGTCTAATTTATTGAAAGTCAATACCTTTATAGCTTGTCGCCAACATCAGTTGCACGTTTTGCCATTTGGCCTACACTGTCAGTACCACCTTCTGGTTCTGCCATTGGTCCGTCATTGTCAAGAGTGTTTTGAGTTTTAGGTTCAATGCCCGTTTTATCGAAGTTTTTAACCATTGTTTTGACACGAGGATCTGTGTCATATGCTGCTTTGAATGTTCCAAAGTCAAATTGTTCTGCACCTACGTTTTGCATTAATCTATTTAGGTCAAGATTTTTAGCACCAGACTTTAAATCATCCGGTGATGGTCTTTCAAAGTGTAGGAAAATGCTTTCGCCGCGAGCATCAGCAGCACCTATAACAGTTCTTAGTACTTGAACTAATTTAGATGCTTCTTGTGCTTCAGTTAGGTCTTTTTTTTAGAAAGAGTAGTTGCTAATCTACGAGAAGTTTCAGCTATCTTTTTTTTTGAATACTGCTTTGATTCGCGTTTTGCTCTGCCGGCTTCTTCTTCGCCGCCCATTGCTGCATCTGCTGCTCCTAAGCCATCATCTTCAACTGGCTCTAGTGCAGGCTCATCTGCCATTGCATCAAGGTCTGGTTCTACTGCATCGTCTGCGCCCATTGTATCCATTGGTGCTTCTTCGCCTGTTAGCATACCAACACCACCTGTTAGTGTGCCACGAGCTGATTCCATTGCAGCGTATAATGCTTCAAGTGCTGGTTTAATAGATGAAACAAATGCTTCTGACTTTTCACTGCCCATTTCATCACGGATAGCATCTGCAAGTTCTAGCATTGATTCTGTTTGCATTTCTGCTGTGTCTTCCATCCAACCTGTAACTCTGTCAACCATGTCTTTAGCTGCCATAACTAGTTCAGCTGCATCTTCTGCACCTTCACGTACAATAGATTCATCTTTCTTGTTCTTAGCATCTTTAGCGGCTTTTTTCATTGGCTCTTTTTTGTCGCCGTCGCCGTCGATATCAATGTAATCTGGCTTTGCTGTTTCGTTCTTCATCTTTTTATATTTCGCAGGATCGCCTGTGCCGCCGCAGTCTGGACAGCTCTTAGGACAAGATGAATCACAATCACCTGCTTCTGCAATATTCTCACGCTCTGCAATAGCTGTATTGAGGACATCAAGGAAGAGTTTGCTTTTTTGATAATTCTCATTGTTAACTACGCTATCAAAGTTTTCGTTCATTTCAACTTGACTGAGCTTTGTTCTAATTTTGTTTCGAACATCTTGTAACTGTTCTAATGTAAATTTTTCAATTGCCACCTTTTGGCCAAAACGCTTTGCAAGGCTTTCGTTCAACGCCTTTGCAGTTACCGGTCTTGATATTTCTCTAATATTCATTGTTAACTCTTCCTATGAATTTGTTTATTATATTTATTTAGCCATTTATGCGTAAATATATCTGTCTAGTTGGCTTTTTGCTTGGAGTGTCCTCGACTTAGCAATGTCATACCTTGTTTCAGCAACCTCTTTTTTTATCTCGTCCTTGCTTACTCTCATAGTATATTTGTAAAAGACACAATCATTATAGTGTTTCATTATCTGTCTATCAGCATCCATAATGTTATTCTGAGCTTCTACATTTCCTTTTGCTAGTGTTTTTGCTAATGCTACTGCACTAGTTTTACAAAATGTTTCAGCAACTAGAGCGTTATCTGATAAGCTAAAAACTTTGTTGTAACCTTTTCTATTTGTTCTTACTATGTAATTACCTATGCGGATACTGTTACCCTTTGCATATGGAAACATAGAAGGGTCAATAGAACTGTTTAATAAAGACTCTAGTTCTTTAATTAATTGGGGTTTGTATATCATTCCTTACAACCAAAGTTTGTGCTCCAACAACGATTTTACTTACCAAACTTTTGCGTATAAGGTTCTCGATAACGACTTGCTCTCTTTCGCTAAATGATGATAAAGGAGTTCTACTATCAATAGTTTCTAACACATCGTTTTCTTCGTTAGAAACTTGAATAGTAAACTGCTTTAGTATATCATCAATTCGCATTGAGTGTCTCCGGGTCTACCTTATCACCTTGTCTGACTTGTGTTTTCGAATTGTTTTTGTTTTGAGCACTGTTTCTCTGACGCATTGAAACTTGTCCTGTTCTAGGATCTTTTTGTAATGCATCTGGATTCTTTCTACGATCAATTGTTGTAGTAACGCCGTCGCCATTGTCGATCTCAATTTCGTTACCTGTAACACGTTTTACTGTTGGTTGGTTATTCTCTGTAACTTCTTTGATTTTCATTTTATTCTCCTAGCTCGCTTACTACTTGACGTTCTTGGTCGCGTCTTTTGGCTGCTTTTGTTTAAACTTTTAGTTCTAATCGCTGCTGGATTAGATCTTTTTGATAGGCTTGCTCTATAAGTCTGATGGACTCCTTTTTTACTACGTGTCTTTTTAAATGCTGCGCTTTTTTTCGCACTCAAAGGTTTATTACACGAAGCAGGGGATGCCATAATTCTCCCCTTACGAACGCCGCTTGTGCAGCGATACTTTCGAACGTTCTTACTACCGCTTTTACTCCATATCTGTGTTGCTTCAGGAATAATAGTTCTAATAAGCACTTATCTTCTCCCGCCCTTTGCCGCTTTGTTTAGCTGTTGTACTCTGCGGCTTGCAGGATTAATTCTTTTTGTTCTCTTAGTTTTTTTAGCTAGTCTAGAACCTAGTCTTGCTTTCATAATCTTTAAACGAGTACGTTTTTTAACATCAGGTGCTGCATAGCATTGTGCAATCTTTGCTACAATTCTGCCATGTCTGCGACCACCTGAACATCTGTACTTGCGCACGACTTTCTTTCCAGAACGTGCCCAGACTTGCTTCTCATCTATTTGGTCAATAAAAAACTCACGTAATAACATATAGTTATTTATGCGTGAGCGATGGCTATTGCATTAAAATTACAACGATGGTAGATAAAAGTCCAGCTACGATTGTGCCTGCTGCACCTATTAGGACTTTAATCATTGATTGATTACCTGACTTAATATCGTCATGTATGTCGTCTACTTTATTTTCAAGGCGTGTTAGTCGGCCGTCTAGTTGCTCATAACGAAGTGCGCACAGATCTACATGTGCTTCTAGACTTTCTTTTTCTAATTCTGTAGTAGGCGAAGTAGCCATATATAATATCTCCATTAATTAAAGTAAACTCGAAGTTGGCCTTTGATGTGTTTTTATATATGCCTATATAGTTGCCCTATGCTATTATTTATCATAATTTCTCAAAAATGATGTTTCTATAGCCATTATTTGATAGTGTGGTAAACAATGCTTTTGGATGTTCGGCTGTTTCATCTAGATTAGCTATAAAAGGAATCAAGTCGAAATCACTTTCTAACATATCTAGTGTAAGACTGTCTTCTTGTTCTATTGTAAACTCAACTGTCCAAACATTTTGTTTGCCTTTATAGTTCTCCCCAAACCCTAAACCAGCAATAGATACTTTGTTAACACCTACTTCAAACTCTGTTGGATTTGATCTTAGTCCTATAACATTGTATAAGGTATTGAAGTTTGCTTGCTGTTTTATTGACTTTTGATCGTCAACACCTTTTCTAGCAAACGTTTGGCTTACATCGACTAATGTTTGAATTTTGAATCTCATACAGTATTTACAGCCATAAAAAAAGCACCACTGTAAAAGTGGTGCTTTAGTGACGCCTTGTAACGTCGGTTCCTAAAGGTAGCTAGGAATTATTATGCTGCGCCTGCAATCTTCTGAGTGAATGTTAGCGTAGTTGCTGAAGTAACACCAGTTGCACCGTAGTTAGAACCGTCTGTGATACCTGCACCTTGTAGCATTACTGTTACAACGTTAGTGTCTTTGATAACACCAGCAACTGTGTTGCCTTCTGCTTCTGCTGCTTTGATAGCTGCTACTGCTTCTGCGTCTGTGATTGAAGACTTAGATAGTGTAACAATTCTTGTTACTGGGCCTACACCCATTCCGTCACGTAGTACTTCGTAGTTAGCTGCTACGCTTGTTCCTGTTAAATCTGCCATTTTTTTCTCCTTTTATCTCTAATGACACACCTTCACGCTCAGTGAAGTTGTTAATATTATTTAGCCAAATAGCATAAAAACTGCTATATTCAGCCTTTTTTAGCTCGTTTGTGTAGTGCTCTTAGCTGTTGTATGTATGCAGGACCTGCTGTTACAATGTCATCTATCATTGCTACAACAGGACTGTACCCTTTTACATACTGATTAGGTGGAGTACGGCCTTCTTCTGCGTATTCTACAAATTTAGTAGCTCGCATAGCGTTTTCTAATCCAACAAGGTATGCATACAATGCTACACGTTTTTCTTTTGATAGTCGTTCAATTCTACGACCTCTAATATCAGCCCATGCATCTTCAGATAGTTGTGTTTCAACTAGTCCTTCTTCATACATGTTTTTGATAAAGTCCATGTTTATTATCCTAAGTATCTTTTAACGAATAGTTGTGGAATTTCGTGATAGTCTTTGATATCAAAGAAGTCAGCCGCACTTGAACTTTGTTGCATATCTCTTTGGAACTGTGTTCTTACGTTAGGCTTTACTTTATCAGTTGTCATAAGCATACGAATAACTCTTGCCTGATCTGCTGATACTTTAAATTGCTTACCGTCATCACAAGTTACTGTGTCAACTGGTTTTGGGTTACCTTGACTATCTAATATTTTGCCTAGCTGATCATACATTGCTGCTTGCTTGTATCCAGGCTCATCGTCGTCACTGGCTGACATGTCAAAGTCATCCCAGTCATCTTCTAATACAGGCTTGACAATAGCGTCAAGTTCTGCTTCAAATATTTCCATGTAGTTTTTCATTTATCTCTCCACTGATCTGTTTGCTCTACTGAAGTACTCTCTAGGAACAAGTTTAATGTCCCCTTCTGGGTGCGCAAGTACATAACCTTCACCACCTTGTCCGTGTGCATCAGGATTAACTGGTCCATGTGATCCAATGTGGGCTTTGATGTCTGCATCTTGTGCTTCTAGTTGATTAATGATATCATCTTTAACTCTCATAATTCCTGATACTATTTGCCAAATAGCATTGTATCCTGAAACATTTGAATTAATCATATCAATAATTTTTTTCTGTTTTGGCTGACTAACTTTTGACTGCTTCAGCCAAGCAATAAAGTCTTCTGCTAGATTTGTTAATCCAGTATCTACTTTTGAATTTAGATATGTATAGAAAATCTGCGGAAGGTCTTTTATTTTCATTTGTTCTAGTGTTGACGCATCTAACATTCTGTCAATTGCTTTTGCGTTTCTGCTTACAATTGACTTTAACTCTTGTATAGCACTGTCGTCAATCTCTGGTGGCTGCTGTGCTGTAACTGGAGGTAGTACTAATACCTTTTCGCCACTAATAATAGTTTCAATCTCGTTGCCTTGTAAAGGTCTTTCAGCTCCATTTTCATCTACTAGCCTATGTATAACAATACCACATTCACTTCTTGCAATTTGCTTGCCAATGTTGCTGTCTTGTTTTACTGTGTAGGTTACAATGTTAGGAGTAAAAATAAAATCACCGTCTTGTGTTTCAGGTGTTTTAAAATATAACATATCACCTTTGAGGTATCCTCTAAAGTCTGTTGAAACAGCCTTTTCAAATTCTTTATAAGCAGTTGTCATGCCTGAAATCAATCCGCTATAACCGTCTGGATCTTTTTGATACCCAGGCCGATTCATTAGCATTTGCTGTAGTGCTTTGGCTGAGGTTGCTTTTCCGTCGTATCCTTTTGCAACGAATCCGCTTTTATCGGTAAACACAAACTCTCCATTTTCATTGCGGCCAAAAATGACTGCGGGAGATCCGTCCCATTTGATTGTGACATCTTGTATTCCTCCTTGCTCTAATCCTTTTAAACTTTCAATTGCACGTACTGCGCCTTTGGAACCTTCCCAAAAGATAATATCTTCTGCATGTTGAATGCGAGCTGCTTCTGTTAAAGGTTGTTTGTTTAATTGTTTAAATTCAAAGAATCTCATTTGCGCATCCTAATACCATTACCTGACATTACTGTACTATTTAAATTTAATCCAGCAAGCTCTTTAATTCTATCAAGTTCTTCATTCTTTAGATCATCTGGTACACCAATATCTTGTACCTGTCTGTTCTCAGCAAAACTATCTAGAATCTTTTTAACCATCTCTGGATCGTAATTCTTTTCCATTGCTGCTTTTAGACTTTCGTAACTGTTTAAATCCTCAGGCCCGTTTAGTCCTAGTGCTTTTGCAATCTCAGGTGCTGTGCGTATTGGCTTACCAATAATTTCGTTTTTATTTTTCTTTGTATAGCCATCACCTTTTGCCTTAGGAACAGGTGTACGTCTAATACGTACAAGTCCATCTGATGGGCTCCACATCCAGCGTTCAACTTCTACAGGACGACCATCGTCAATCTTTTCTTCTGATGCTTCACGCTGATATACTGCACAGATAGTTGCAATCATAATGTTACGGAATACACCTTTGTACTTTGATTCCTTTTCGCTAGGTGAATGATAATATGTTTTCATCCAACCCGGATCGCCTGGCATAAAGTCTACTTGTACTTTACCTGTACGTGGCTTTGATGTTTGTTTACTTGCATCGTAATTAACAATGTCAACACTTGTCATTATTACACTTGACTTTGCAATGTCTTTTACTAGTGGGCTTGCTTCAATCTTTTTTACAAGCTCTGGAATCTTATCTGGATCTACTTGAATAGCAACATCAATATCTCCTGAAAATTCTTTCTTGCCAACGCTGCCTAATACATTGTTCTTTAGATCTATGCCTAGTGATTTTTCTAGTGCGTCAAGTGTAGGTTCAATCTCATCAATATGTATTGGGCCTACGCCCGGCATTGATCCGCCTTCAGTCAATATCATTGTTTTTACTCTCGATTACTTTTTGTATACCGCGTTTAAATTTGCGAGGGTCACCTGACCTAATACTATTAATAAAACGTCTTTCAAGCTCTCCTGCTGTATCTGAATCATAAGTGTTAGATATCTTATTTAGAAGATTAATAGCACTTTCAATAATATTACTTCCACTTGACTCAATTAAATGGTCGTTACTACGGGAAAGACTTAAACTATTTAATTCTTCTAAAATGCTTCTTGTACGTTTTCTCATTTTTAAACACTCCGATAATGTATTTAGTCAAGCTATACTATAAATACGTATGCTACTGGGCTAGTAGTATTATAACAAAGAGGGGTAATCATGAGCATATCCAACATGACATTTCCAGAACGTTCTCTTTTGTTTGCTAAACTTTCAAGCATAGCATACGATGATAACATCAAGGAAGTAAAAAAACAAGTAAAAAAACTAGGTTTTGGCACAGTTGAATTTTACAACAGAGAAGGCGCACAGGCATATCGTTTCCAAAATGCAGATGATTTAGTAATCGCATGCCGTGGAACACAACCAACAGAATTTAATGATATTAAAGCAGACTTAAATGCTGTACCTGTAGTAGCAGAAACAGTAAGTCGTGTACACAAAGGATTTAAAGCAGAAGTTGATGAACTATGGCCTATGGTACTAGAAGATATTCAGCGTAAGGTAAACAAGGATAATAAACTTTGGTTCTGTGGACACAGCCTAGGTGCAGCAATGACTACTATTATGGCAAGTCGTTGTTATTATGAAGAATCTATTAGAGATCCAGAAGAGGTTTATACATACGGCTCACCAAGAGTAGGTTGGCCAGGATATTGCAAAGCAATGAATATAGATCATCATCGCTGGGTAAACAACAATGACATAGTCACTCGTGTTCCATTAGCAATTATGGGATATAGACACAATGGTACAGAGCATTACATGAATGCATTTGGTAATGTAAGAAAATGCACAGGCTGGCAGCGTTTTAAAGATCGTATGCGCGGTATGTGGATGGGGATCAAGAACGGTAGCATAGACAACTTTTCAGATCACGGAATGAACTTTTACATTGCTAATTTAGAAATGTATGCAAGCGGCAAAGAAAATAGTCAACGCTAGTCGCCTGCTATAACGTTTCCAGCACCAGACATGATAGGGTGACCACAACTTGTAGGGTCACCCTCTCTTGCTACAAATTTATTTTCAGCAACTACTTTACTAGTATAACCTACAATAACTGAACCGTTATGTATTCCACCTGGAGTATGCGGAGCAATAGTATCGCCTTCAGCTGCAATAGGAGTATTGTTTAAAATTACACTAGTACGACCACTAGTGATTAATCCTACTGCTGTGTCTATACCTTTTCTGGCTGCTCTTGGCATTATAAGAAGCCTCCTGGCGCTTCTGGTTCTATAAATGGTTTGCGTTCTGCATCCGGTCTTGCTCTTGTTCTAGCGTTTTCTGATATAGTTTGTGAAAACTCTGCCATACCATTCTTTAATAACAATGCGCCTGCTTCTGTATCAATTGCGTTTCTAAACAAAGACACTGCATAAGAATTTAACTGACTTTGTATACTAACACAACTATTAATAATCTTTAACTGGAATGTATAGTCTGGCCAACCAGTTGTTGTACCGTTTCCTTCTGCTATCGCAGGCTGTATTCCGTCCAAAATACTACCTGCTGGAAAAATAGCTGCGGCAATACCAACGGCTGTTCTAGGAGTAAATTCTAAAAATGATAAACCGTAACCGGCAGTTTCCATTGCATCATAAGCTGTACCCAAAGCTGACAGTGCTCCAGTTTCTGTAATTGCTCCGCCTAACTGTTGAAATACATTTGCTTCTGGTTTAATAACTTCTTCTGGAACTTCATCACCATTTTCTTCTAGTGACTCTTTGATAACTTCAAAGTGATACGGATCTAATTGATCTTTAACATTTAACCCACCATTAGGTGCAATAATGTTTTGTAATGCAATTATTAATTCAATTTGTGCCAGAGTTGCTTGTGCCATGTTTTTAGCAATAGCACCAAATTCTTTACTATGATTAGGAACATATAGGATTAGATTTCCGCCGTGACTTCTGTCAGGAACAGTAGCAAAATCATTTTGGTAGTCAGGTACATTAATAAAGATATCTATTTCACTAACTGCACCCGGAAGAGGCGCAGAGCCAGTTACCCAGTCAAGGCCTAGTTTATCTAGTGCCCATGTACCTGCTTTTGCTGCTCCTGATATAATACCCATAATGTCTCCTTACAAGTATTTATCTGCGTATTTTGGTGTTATAATTGTCTGCTTCTTCTAGTAAAGTAAATCTAGCATTGTATGCTTGCCCTGACTTTATTGTTGCCCTTACGTCTTTAGGAAAACAATGTCCACCATACCCTCTGTCTTTTGTAACTGTTGTGTGACTCATACCTATACGAGAGTCTGCTCCTATTACTTGAGCAACTTCGTCATAACATAATTCATGTGCTTGACAGTAGTCATATATTTGATTAAAGAAAGATACCTTTAGTGCTAGATAACTATTTCTTAGTGCCTTAGCTGCTACTAATTCTTCTGCTTTACTAACATGTACATTGATTGGGCCTAAAGCATGTACAAAAATGTCACTCCAAAAGTTACAACTGTCTCCGCCAAAGTACCAATCTTTGTTTTGTGTAATATCATCTTGCCAATGTGCTGCTCGCAAAAACTCAGGACTGAAAGTTAGATTAGCTCCTAGGTCTGCGAGTAGTTTCCAGCCTTCTACTGAGATTGTGCTCTTGATTAGAATAGGCACATCAGGTGCTGCATCAATTACATCAAACACATTATCCATATGACACGATCCATCTGGTCTTGCAGGTGTACTTACACATATAATGATAGCATCAGCTTGTCGTAGATCACCGTAGTGTCCTTTGTCAGGATCACTAATAATAATATTGTGATAGTCTTTTAATATCCAATCGTGAGCCATGCCCACAAATCCGTAACCTGCTATTCCTATTTTCATTTCTTACCTAATATCTTTAGTAACTTATCTTGTTCGTGTTTCTTCAAATACTGTTCTTCTATATCAGCGTAGTTACTACACTCATCTAATTCTTGTTGTACAAAGAAAAGTATTTCGTATAATTCTCTTTTACAACCCCAAGTATTAAAGCCGTCCATGTAAGGATCAGTAGCCGCAATAGTAATCTTACGTATCTCTCGTAAAATTTCTCGAGTGTTCCAGTCCTTGATCATAATTCTATTTATGAACTAAATATGTAGGCCTGAACATATCTGACCTGAGTAGTTGGTAACACAACTGGCGCTCGCCTCACAAAGCATCATTACAATTTGGAGAAAGAAATGACTAATTTAGCAAACGCAATTGGTCGTGTAATGATGACTGCGGTCTCATTACCAAGATCAAATAAAGAAAAGTATGCCGATTTTAAAACATGGGCAGAAACTGAGTACCGTAACGATAAAGACTATGCTTACCAATGCATGTTGGCAGGAAAGAAAATAGATATTCGTTAAACAATAAGCCCCCTTAATTGGGGGCTTATTCTTTTACTTCTCTTGTGCAGGGAAGTTGTAAGCAGGATTACCGTAGTATGGCGGACGATAAACATCACGACCGTCACCTTGTGCATTTACGTTTCCACTGGTGTTGCCGTTGCCAGCAAAGTCACCTGCGGTGCGACCTTTACCTGAGAAGCTCATAGTAAATGTTGCTTCACCTTCTGCGTTGCCGTTACCTACTACTTCTCCGTTTGCGTTACCAGCACCATTGCCTGCTGACTGTCCGTCATTAAAGAAAGCGAATGCTGTTGTTGCGTTTAATACTAATGCTAATGCGATAATCTTTTTCAT